CCTTCGGCTCCTGTATCTGAAGATTGTTTATCTAATCCAGGCTTAAGTCTGATTTTATGTAGCATAGAAATCCGTTTCTATTACAAATATACTATATTTTTGAGGAGATCAACTCCTTACACCAGCCGTTTTCATAGTCAATATCCATGACTGCTTTAGCTTTTGCTTCTTGTTCTTTGGTAATGATTCTAGAAGGGTGTTCCCTGAGTCTTGTTTTTTGAATCTTTTTCCCTCCCAGTTCTTCCAGGAATGGAAGCAGCTTCGTATCGATCTCATTCATGTTCCAAACATGGGTATAGATCGATGGATCAGGGCCTAACATATCGCTGTTGGTTCTACAATGAATTCGAATGTAATTGTCTTTTAACTGTTCTTGATAGGTATGAAGAAAAAGATCCAAGTTATTAAGATGAGGTTTGAATTCTTGACAGTAATAAAAACCAGCAATGATCTTGTCGATCGGATTACGGTAGACAGCAATTCGAATCTCACATTCTTTCAGTTCTTTATGGTAAGCTTCAAATCCTTTCTCACGTCCAATGTAGGAATCTGTGCCACAATGATTCTGAACATTGGTGCCGCTATAGGTGGTTGGTTTCTCGTTCCATAGAAGTTGACCTAGATAATTAATGATGGTTGTGGATCCTGCTTTATTATTCCTGACATACCCCAGACGTTTACCGCCCAAGGTTACTCGAACTAGAGCCATTACTTTGTAATGCCCAGCATCGGGCGTTTGTCATAAAGATTGGTTTTAGCAAACGGACCATTGGCATGGTTATAATGTAGGAAGACTTGAGAACAGACGTTGCCTTCAAAAGGTTCACGCCAATGCTCGAGTTCACAACCTGAATAAATCAACATATCTCCTACTTTTAAATCAACTTGTACTCCTTTTGGAGCTCCAGGTTTAACTATCTTCTCTTCTCCCCCTTTACCATAGATAACATAATCACTTTCAGTAGGATCAAGAAAAATAGGCCATTCGTCTCCCCCTAAATGTAAGGTCGTGGAGATTTCACAGCTCGGTCGATCCTTATGACGTTTTAAAATATTTCCTTTTTCATAGAGTCGTGTATACGAATACGTTGGAACCAGATCCATTCCTGTTTTCGCCTTCATAATGGGTCTCATATACTGAAGTAATGTTTCCATCACCCAGTCTGCATATTTAGAATAGCATCCTGGTATCTGTTTATCTTCTCTTGTTCCAATAAAAGGATTAGCTGGATTTATTTTATTATGTTTCATCATAAAATCCACAGCGTCTCGCTGTAGCATCATATAATTAAAAATAAAATTTGAAAGTTCCTTTGAGAGAGCCTGTCGAATTACTTGGTATTTTTTTGTTTTAAAACTCATCCTACTATGATATTAGAAAAACTAGATTTATCAGTATTGATTTGAATAAAATTAAAAGAAACTGATACGCGCCAGCCCTTTTCTCCTTTTTCTTTAGACTCATTTATTTCTACACCATGCGTCAACCATGCAGGAAACATAATCATCTGTCCTTCAATCGCAGGATAAACTACCACGCGCCATAGGGCTCTAGGTATTCCCTTCACTCGTCGCGGCAACATAATATTGGGACCTGGTCTTGGATCTTCAACAAACAATCTTCCTGAATTCTTAGGAACTTTCACATAATAAACACCCGACCATTGAGAGTTGGGATGTATATGTTGCTTGTTATAAGCACCTGGATAATTAATATTGGCCCACATATTGCCTAGTCCAGGTTTAGGTTGCATGCCATAGTCTTTAAAAACTTCATATTGCATGGCGAAGAGTTCATCGGTTAACGATTTATATTCTTTTTTCTTATTCATATCCGTGGGGCTGTGCCAACCGCCGCCGGCATTCGTTTTTGTTTCACTCTTATCTTTTTTACTCCACCTTTTAATCAGAGGAAATAAATACTTATTCATTTTTTGAGGATCCTTAACCATTTTAAAATAGACAGGAGTCGGGAATAAAATTTCACGGTTCATAATCTTACTTATCTGTTCCATGCATAAGCCAGGTTGCTATAGTATATCGTGAACCTTTGGAAATAGAAGACACCCCATGACAATAATATTGTCCATCAAAAAAAATAGCCCGACCAGTGAGGGGTATAAAAGTAGTACCATCTTTAAAATAAGTGTGACCTCCTTCATAGTTATCATTTAAATAAATAATACTACTAAGTGTAGTGGAAGCTGAAGTCTTATCTATATGTAAAACCTTCCCTGCATTGGGACTAGGCCATTTAACTATTTCAAACCACTCAATAATAGAGTTGTTTATATCCCTTCCTGCTTTATTTATTTTATCTTTTAAAAATTTAGGCCCTATCTTAGTAATAAGTAATGGAAAAGTGGTCTTAAATTTATAGTTATATTTATCTGGTTGTGAGTTATAAAAATTTATTAAATACTTACATTGATTTTTATTTAAAAATTTATCTTGCATCACAACTTTCATTTAAAAGGAGGTCCTCCAAACCACATCACCAAAGAGCGTCGGATACCTTTTTTGACTTTAGCCACACGATGACGAATCATACTACAAAAGAAAATAGCTTGGCCTTGCAAGAGTTGAGGGGGCTTGTTGCCTTGGGTCATAAATTCTAAATCTCCTCCTTCAAATTCATTCTGTGGAGAAAGTAAAATGGTCATGGATATTTTTCTAACCGGTGGTTCAAATTGACAGTTCACTTCAGCATCCATATGCCAATCATAAAATCCTCCTTTAGGGTATTCAGTAAATTGAGCAGGCTCAGTAATGGTCATGCCTTCGTAGCCAAAATGATTTCCATTCACTTGCTTCATTACTCGTTCAATAATTCTGTATATGTCTGGCATCTCTTTAAAAGGAATCCAGCTGATAGTTGTAATTCTCATTTTAGTATCATGTTTTCCCGCAGCTTTATCTTTATGTCCTACCTTAGCCTCTTCTTGTTTTTGCTGATGACCCATGTTAATAATGTCTTGACACTGTTGAGAGGTGAAAATAGGGGCCGTGGTATTAGCCATCAAAGATTTCCATTTAGGTTCAAAGATCATCCGGCTGTCCTTGAAGTGACTGGATTATATTCGACATCACAATTACAAACGAGTGTTCTTCTTTTTGCTTTTTTATTGGTGAAAGGGTAAACAACATGTCTTATGTCATAAGGGAAAACATAAAAATCTCCAATCTTCATTCTAGGAGAGTAATCGGCAGTTACAAATTGTCCTGATGCTGCTCCCATCATTTGTAGTTGTCCATTCATTGGTTGATCGGGACGCGCAAGTTCAGGGCCCATATCTTTAGGAAGTTTAAGAATCATCACCGAAGAAAGACCAGTAAAGATTCTACCTTGATGAATATGTATAGGATTGTAGTCGCCTGCTTTCATTTCATTAACCCAGATTGAATTGATATCCATGCGATACTCTTGAGTTTTATTCCATTTTAAATAATGATCAAAAATAGAATAGAACCATTTCTTTATATCCTCAGAAACATAATCATGCATGTGCATTTTTTTGTTCGTTGGTCCTGAATAGAATAAGGAAACTTCATCAGGAATCTTTCCAGCCAGTTGCTTGCTGGCATTTGGTAAATGTTTCTTCTTCGTTTCGTAAAGTTCGTTGAGTCCAACAAAGACTTCAAGAGGGACTTGATATTTTAAAATAGATTGTCCGAGGAATACAAAATCAAAGTTCATATAAATTTAATCTTTCCATATTGCTTTATAATTTCGGGAGGAAGGATATTAACATTCGTTTTACTTTTAATCAATTTTTTAGTTTTAATCGTATGCATCCCTTTGCCCATAATCGTATCATCATACCCTAATCCATTAACGATTACCTGATCTAGATTAACAAAGCGATGTTTAAAGAGAGGAATGTCTAGAAACTTATAGATTCCTTCAAGAGTGGGGTTAGGTTCTTCTACAATCTCTTTATAATCTATAAAATGAACCAGGTGTTTATTTTCTGGCTTTAGTAAATTTTGCATACATAAAAGTTCTTTAGTTATCAGACCATCCTTGTTCATTAACATGTGACACATATCGGTAGGATTCTGGGCACTCTTTCGAATAAAACTGTCGGGAGTTTTACTAGCCCATGTAATCCATGACGCCAAAACTTCAAGAATAGGTCGGACCAAAAAAATAACTTTGACCTCTTGTTTAAAATGTTTTTTTAATAATTTTAAATTACCTGTGGTTCCCGCGGGTCCGCGATCAATAATATATTTATAACTCCAATTTTTATAATAAAGATTATAAACTTCATCCATAATATTATCTAAAGATTGTTCATCGGGATAATTTTGAAAAATATCAGTCTTTTTGAGTAAAGATAAGTCTTTCATAATTTCTAAAGTAATATTATTCGGGGTACAACAAATATCCGGGTTTTGATTAAGGATAGAAGTTAAAAGAGTATTTCCTGCACGAGGAAAACCGGCTAGAAAAAAAATCTTTTTATTTTTGACTGGCTTCATACGCCCTTCGACGTGGGGGATAACCTTCAACCTCTGTAGGAATATAAGATTCTGTAGCAGCCATAAGATCTTTAGGTACTTCGCTAGTGATAATTTTAACAGGAACTTCTTTGATGCCTAACTCATGGGCTGCTAACCAACGATTATTGCCCATACAACAAATGTATCGTTCTCCTTCCTGAATACAGAGTAAAGGATTAACCATTCCTCTTTTCTTCATCGAATCTCTTACCTTTTGATAAAAAGGACTCTCTCTTTGACTATTAGGATTTTTTTGTAGCTGCTGGTTTCTTAGAAATACTTTTTCGATTGGCACCATCATACTTTAATTCTCCTGATTTTCTAACCCGTTTTAAAGTTTCAATTTGACCCAGTATATTAAACACTTCAGGTTGTGAAGATCCTTGAGTCAAAGTTAATTTCTTCTGTTCGAGTTGATGCGTATACGATTCAGCCTGATGGGTATTTACATCTTTATCATCAAATGTACCATCATGAAATTCTTTCTTGAGCTTAGACCAGGTTGAAATTTCTCTCATTCGAGCCTTAGCCGTCAGTTCCATATTAGCGCGACCATAAAGTTTTTCTTCCAGTTCAATTTTAGCTAGTTTCTTTTCAAATTTATCTTCCTTAGAATTTATAATTTTGTGTTCTAGTTTTTCAATCTCGACATCATTCTTTCGATATTCAAAAGAAAGGCGCATGAGATTTTCAAAATGGGTATTTTGTTCTCGAACCGATTGCCAGTATTTAGCTGCGTTGGTTCCATATTTATTATCGGATAGAACTGAGAAACGCATTTCGGTTTCCGTTCTAAACAATTGTTTTTTGAACCAAGTATCCTGAAGTTCAGGAACCATCTTTTTAAATTCAGAAGCCTGAGATCTATCAAGTAACACCATAAGGTGTTTAACTTCCTTATCGGCTTGCTTTACAATACTTCTTTTTTCTTTATTCATTCTTTCTCCAATATAAAGTTTATTAAATATAATACAAGTTAAATTAATTCTATAAAATAGAGAACCCTAGTAAAAGTTTAATCAAAAATTTTTATGTTGCCGTAAAGGTTACGTTTGATGTTCCGTTATATCCTTTTAAAGTGTCAGCGGTAGAATTATACCAGACTTGTCCTTCCACAGGATTTGCAGGATCACCTGCAATGACCTGTATTGTAGCACCTTTTATCGTTATATAAGTTGCCATTAGCTTGTTGTCACCGTTTTAGTTGTGGGAGCAAGAGAATACTCTTCTGTATTATTTAGGTATGGACTTCCTCCGATAGCTAGAGCTGCTGTAGATAGTCCTCCCGAATTACTTGCTAAAGATCTTCGAGCTGTGGCTAATGAACTAGGTGTATTTGTCCAACTCGTTCCATCATAAACTTCTGTTTGAGGAACTACTGCGCTTGGGCCAAAACCACCGAATAAAAGAGCTGCTGTTTGTACAGCGCCTGATGCGGCCGCATCCATACGATTGTTAATACAATTATTAACCGACGACCACGATGTTCCATCATATTCTTCTGTAGCTTGGGACACTCTTCCAGAAGATGGAGGGTTTGTATCTCCCGAGACAGCAATACCAGCCGTGACTGTTCCAGCAGAGGCTTTAGCTACAAATCTAGCTGTTTGAAGATTGTTTCCTGCTGTCCAAGATGTTCCATCCCATGTTTCTGTTTGACCCTGTGGAGGATATTGCCAACCTCCACTTACTGCCAAAACAGCAGTATTTACTTGTCCTATAGGTCCAGGACCCTGTCGAGTTAGATTTAAATTTGCTACTTCTGTCCAGCTTGTTCCATCCCAAGTTTCAGTTGCATTTACAGCTGGAGGTGCATTTCCTCCAAAAGCAATTGATGCTGTTGTTGTTCCCGCACATCCTGGAGTGTCTCGTGCGGTATTAAGATCCGCTACTTCTGTCCAGGAAGTTCCATCATAAGTTTCTGTCACGTCCGTTTTCACATTACCTGTAGTGTCACCCCCGACATATAGAGCTGCAGTTGTTGTTCCACATCCAGCCGCATAAGATCTTGCGGTATTTGTATTTCCACCGGAAGCCCATGCAGTAGCTTGTGCAGTATATTTTAAAAGATTGGTAGTTGTGTTGTACCAAATTTGTCCTACTATTGCAGTAGGAGGATCAGATGCTATTTGTATAACTTTAAAACCTTGGATGCCTTTATAATCAGCCATTTTTATTTCCTATGGTAATATATATTTTATCGCTCTTGAGCGTTGGGCTTGTTCTTCTGGGGATAAAGCATCGAATGCCGCCTGCGCAGTTTCGATTACCCCATCAACAATCGCTTGTGCATCAGCTTTTGTTTTAGATGTACCTGAGTTTCTACTTACCCATGCTGAACCTTTCGCATTGTCACCTACAATCCAAACATCGCCACCGTGACCAGACAGATAGAAATCATTACGATCTTGATGCGTAAAGAATCCTTTTCCTGTATTAGTTGCTGTACAATATATGTTTGCCATAGTTTCCTCCTTTTAATTCATTTTTAACTTGTTGTCACTGTTTTAACGACAGATCCAAGAGCATATTCTTCAACAATATTGCTGAGTTCTCCCGTAATTTGTAAACCTGCATTGGATACTCCGCCCATGTTACTGAAAATACCTAATTGAGGATTAGCCGGACTGCTAGCCGTATTTGACCAACTGGTACCATCATATTCTTCTGAATTAGGTATAGGATTTACCGTGAGATTATTTCCTCCGTAACTAATAGCTGACGTTTGAGTGCCTACTGCAGCCCCGTCCCTACGAGCATTAATACAATTATTAACTTCTGCCCATGCTGTACCATTATATTCTTCACAGTTTGTTGTATCTCGAGGAGAGGCTGGATTATTATCTCCCGCTACAGCAAGACCTGCGGTTGTTGTTCCACAAGCAAGCTTTTGGAAATTTCTACCATCTACCAGGGCCCCAGCTGCTGACCAAGAAGTTCCATCCCATTCTTCCGTTAGTGCTTGCGGAGTAACCGTAGGAGGTCCACCGACTGCCAAAGCGGCAGTACTTACTGCTCCTAGAGGACAAATCTCCCTTCCTGTATTCATAGCAGTAACTTCAGTCCATGAACTTCCATTCCAACTTTCTGTTTTGTCTGTTGGTGCGTTGGGTGGTTGGATTTTACCTCCAAACGCTATGCCTGCAGTTTGAGTTCCTACTGCTCCTAAACTTCTACGTGCTGTTAGCATATTAGCAACTTCAGTCCAGCTAGTACCATCATATTGTTCACTATTAAGCGTATAGGTTGTCGGACCGCCTGAAGCTCCGGACATACCCTGAGCGGCTGCCAAAGCTCCGAAGCCTGCCCCACCAGTTCTTACCGTATTCGTAGTTCCTCCAGAAACCCATGCAGTAACTTCTCTGCCTACTTTCCAAACATTGCTAGCAGAGTTATACCAAAGCTGTCCTAGTCCCACACTCGCTGGCGGGTCGGATGCCAAACTTTGAACTCTATTGCCCTGTATACCTTTATAAGTAGTCATGGATTATTTATCCTTCAATAACCAGCCTTGTGTTGCGTCTACATAAACTAAAGTAAAGCCGGATCCTTCTACAGCGACTGTTAGATCGTCAGTAGAAGCATAAATTTTTTCAGATCCATTAGCAGTAACCGTTAAATTATTTGAATCAAATGTTCTTGCATAGTCAATAAATGAAACTTCGTCTCCTACGCTTGCTGCCGGAAGTGTAGCTGTACAAACATTTGATGTTGTATTTATTGGATAGCCACTTCCCGCG